GGAACGTAGCACCTTCTGGAGGGGGCGCGGGGGTGATCGCAGGTTTAGCCTTAGCCGCAGGAGCCGCTTGAAAGGGCAGCTCTTTCTGCTCAGGGGCCGGGGTCGGGGCGGGAGGGGTGGTCTCAGCTGGGGGAGCAGGAGCATCTACCCGGGGGGCCTCGCCAGCTTCCGGGGGTGCCTGCTCTTGTTCCGCGAATGCGGCTTCAATCTGAGTGCGGCGGTCAACTACTTCATCAGCCATTGTATTTCCTATACTGTTTGTCTACTTCGTTGATAACAAGACGCTTGCGGTGATCGGCGTCTGCTCTCTTCTGCTCAGGCGAGCGAGTATCCCCGGTGCCAGGCAAAGGGGGCAGTCCTTTAAGGTCTGCGGTAGGGACAACGTTGTGTCTAGCGCAATGCTCACGTAGCCCTGCTCGTCCCGAGTACATTTTACCGTCAATGGGGGATTGAAAATCCGGTAGGTCTGGGAGTATAACAACTCCATTTCTGTCTCGCTCAGGCCGCTCACCTTTACGGTACGGGGGTCCATCATCGGGGTATACCCAGCACTCTCTCATTTCTTACCTCCGGTGGGTTTCGGCTTGGCCTTAGCCTCAGCCTTGGTCTGGGCTATCTTAGCAGCCCCTTGCTCTTTCGATTGCTCCATAGAGAGCTTGTGATCCTCTTGGGCCTGCTCGGACTGCATTTCGTGAGCCTCGTGCTGCTGTTCGAGGGCCATCTGGGACTCGCGGGTCTTGGTCTCTATGTTGAGGGCGGACTCTTGGAGTTGAGTCTGTTGCTTCTGAGCGGCCTCCGCTGCCTTGAAGTCGAGGTTCATGTTAGCCTCGCGCTCCTTCATCTCCAGTTCCTTCTGCTTGTACTGAAGCTCCATTTCCTTCATACGCATTTCCATCTGGTTCATGCGTTCTTGCATCGCCATGTCTTGCTGCTTGGATTGCTGGTCTAGCTCGGCCTTCTTCTGGTCAGCCGCCATCTTGCCTTCTTGCTTCTGCTTCTCCAGCTCCATCTTCTGCTGCTCAGGGTCTGGGGGCGGCTCGGGCGGGGGCGTCTTGCTAATCGCGTCAAGCTCTTTGTCGAGCATACCCTCGATCTCAGAGGCATTACGGAAGCCTGCGACGGCCCACTTAAGCATACCTACCAGGAATGAGGCCGAGCCGGGGACCGCTTGGAACATAGCCGCAGCTTTCTCCAAGTAGCCCGAGACAGCGGTGAGGAACTCGATCCGGTCAGCCTTCTCCATAGCGTAGTCGGCCTGCGCGATGGAGTCAGCCGTTACCTGGATACGCCACTCAAACCCCTCGTCGGCTTGTAGGAGGGCTAGGGCGGGCTCGATCAGCTTGACGTTGTCGGCCCCGGTAGCGACGATGTTGCTGTTCTTGAGCAAGAACTCCGTGTCGAAGTGCTTTACTTGGATCTCAGCCTTAAGCCGTAGAAGGTCAGCGGCGAATCGTGCGACTTCATCTTGTCGCTTCTTGATGGCGATGGAGGCGAATTTGGATTTGATCTCCTGCGCCCCGAGCGTTTCGCTGGCTTTGGAAGCGCCTCGTACAATGTCGCTGATCCCTGTGAGCTCATAGATTTGTGCCTTGATGAGGTCCCGGTTGGTGATAAGTTGGGTCAGAGCGTCGACCACAACATCTAGGGGGAGCCAATCCACCTGCCCCTTCAGGCCCCCCTTCTCCGCGAACATCGCCCAGTTATCCACCGGGATCAGTTGGTTATCGAAGCCCTCCGTCAGCATACGGGACACCCCGGAGGCCGACTGGTCGTAGACGCCCACGACCTTACAGGCCTGGAGGAGCATAGACACCCGGTTGTTGATAACGTCCAACTCCGAGTACTGATCCTGGATCATGTAGTAGTCGGGGCGGGGGACGGTGTTGGAGGTCGTGATGTTAGCCAACATCGGGCGCGGGCAGGGCTCAAATCCGACCAATTTTAGTGGGTCGGGCTTGGTGTCTAGTATCTCCTTGTAGCCCTTGGAGAACCAAATGACCTCTTTCTTCTCCCGGTCCCATATCTCGTACACACAGGCCTGCTTGATAGCCATGTGCTTGGGGGTCGTCCCGGGGGTCGAGCCATGGTTGGGGGGCATAGAGGGGTTGAAGTCCAGGGAGACTTGCTTGCCTATCTTCTCCCCAAACCGCTTGATGAGGGCATCGCGGGACATATACGCCTTACGCCCGACCCAGCGCCGCTCCTCCCAGGTGCGGCAGGGGGACCAGATGAAGTCCTGCCAGTAGACATAGTCGATACAAACGCGCTGGTCCGTGATCTTCTTGAGCGGCTCGAAGTCCTTGGGCGGCTCCCCCTCGCCGTCATACGGCTGGTCCTCTGTGGTGGTCTCGAGACGCAACCAAGCGGCGGCTAGCCCGGGGATCAGCCGGTCCTGTACCGCCGAGCGCATCGTGGAGTCGAACGTGTCCCGGGGGTCGTCAAGGTCCTGCGTGATGCTGCGCTGGATTATCGTGCCGGCTACGCGGGCCACATCGTCGTCGTAGTCCTTGAAGCGCCGGGAGACGGACGGCTTGGGGAGCTGAGCATAGAGGGCCGACTCCATGATGTTGGTGTTGGCGTAGTAGATGTTGAACCACTTGTTGTTCGACTCCAACATGTCCCGCTCGTCCAAGAACCGGCGGTTGACCTTGCGGCCCCGGTTATGGAAGTCCTTGAGCTCCAGTTCCGCCTGCTTGATCTCCTCCTCCCACCGTTGGTAGGGGGTGAGCTTGTCGCTCTTGAGGGACTCGATGGCGCCGCTATTCTCACTCATACGATTCTCCTATGGCCGCCACGTGCGCGGTCCTCGCGGTCCTTGAACAAAGAGGCGAGGTTGTAAGTGTTGGGGATGGCGACCTGGGCGCGTTTGAGCTTGCGCTGGATCATTTCAGGGGAGGCATCAGCAGTTAGCAGAGTGCCGAACTTCGGGGCGCACACTACCCCCATGTAGCCGAACGCGTCAGCGTAATCTGAGCACCAATCGTGTAGCGGCTGGTCCTTAAACATAAGGTGATCATCGTCCCACTCGCGCCGGTAGCCCTTGAGGGCCTCTAGCAGGTCCTCGCCCCCAGTCGTACCGTCGATGTGGACCCGGGGGAAGATGCTTCTCGTGGCCGCGATCCGGTCCCTGACCTTGTGATTGGGTACTACGCTGGGGCGTATGTCGTTGTGGAGGAACTGCTCCACTACCGAGCGGCCTGTTTGAAGGTTTTTGGCTCGGGCGTCATGGGGGAGCCACACGGACCCTAGTTCTGCTTGCCCTTGAAACTGTACGATTGCATCAATGTGGTGGAATATGTCTTTTCCGTTGGTTGCTTCAACGTTGACGACTCTGACGGTGCCGTCGGAGTGCTCTTGCCAGTAGACCGCCACGGTCGCGTCCGTGAAGCCCAAGTCAAATACCACATGAGTTGGGAGGTTTGGATCGTATAGTGGGGAATCATGGTATCGCCCTTCAAGGAAAAGGGCGTTGACTTCTTCTGCATATATGGCCCCTTTCAGCGCGGCGTCGAATGAACACAGGTACTCCTGGGCAAACTCCTCCGGGTCCATGTGCTTACGGAGGTCGTCAAGCTCTTGGAGGGGGATCAGGCCCGATGAGTCGGCACGTAGGGTCAGGAGGAAGTTGTCTAGGGGGGACTTGACGGCCTCTTTGACCTTGTCGTGGAAAAGGTTCTTGCCCCTAGGGGTGGACGCAAAGACCCCCCATCCGACCCGGTCAGATAGTGCGGGACGGATAACTTGGCTGAATACGGACGGCTTCCAAAGCGCATACTCGTCACCAACAAACCCGTCAAGGTACATGCCCCGCAATGAATCAGCGTTGTCCGCTCCCAAGCAATAGATCGTGGAAGCAGGGTGAAGCTTAATCTTGAGCTCGGACTCGCTAGGGGGAGCACTCCAATAGGGCTCGGAGTATTGCTTGAGGTAGTTCCACGCGATCCGCTTGGATTGGGTGAATGTGGGGCCGACATAGGCATATTGAGGATTGGGGAGCGGTAGGGGTGTCCGGGCGGCGATTATGATGTCGTTCACTAGCGCGACAGTCTTGCCGGCACGCCGGTGCGTAACCAGGGTCGCCCAGCGTTGCTCCCTGTTATGGAACGGGAGGAAAGCGGGCCTTGGTTGGTACTCAGTCCTCGCCACTCTTTTCCTTTACACGAATGTCCTCGGCGTACTGGGCGGACTCTTGGTAGGCTAGCCGCCGTGCCGATAGCCACTCGGGCCAGACGGTATTGGTGTGTTGCGGCGAGGGGAGCACAGGGGCGATTGTGGGGCCGATCATGCGGGCGTAGAGGTTGAAGAACTTGGAGGGGTTCTTGTCGGCCCAGAGAGCCAAGCGCGGCATACCACCGATTGCCTCGAACGCTAGTTGGAAGGCCTCGGCTGATTTGGTTTGTAGTGCCTCGGGGAGGAACACATGATGCAGCCCCCGCGTGACTAGGTCCTTCATCTCCGGGCTGATTTGGGGGTCCGACTCCAGGGCCGTCACCAGCTCCATCAGGTTCTGTTGCTGTTGGGATACGGTTGGCATGATCTAGGTAGTGTATGGCACTCCCGAGGATTATAGCCTGGATCAATTTGGAAGTAAAGCCCCAGACCGACAGGCTACTCTGAACCCAGATTTTTATGTGCCGGTTACTACTCGCTACAGCATCCACTCCCCCACCCCCCACCCGCCTCTTTGTGAATCATTGCGCAGTGATGGACGTCAGTCCAACGCAAAATGTTTCCCATATTAGGGGCCCAAGCAATACAGCATGGCCACACTGCGAGCCATATAGCCACCATGCTGGCGATACAGCCATATAGCCCCTAGGTGCCCCCCTATGGGCCCATTGGGGGAGGGTGTGGGCCCGGCGCCAGGGGCCATAGGGGTGGGCTGATAGTCATAGGCTATCGGGGCGATAGCTTGATAGGGGGCCAGGCTATCGGGGGACAGGGGGCGATAGGTGATAGCAAGGGCCTATCAGCAACGTAGCGTCAATAGCTCCTAGCTCCAGCAAAAAAGTCGGGGACTATACGTTTTATCCACGTACGGGCGCGCGTACGTATTCGCATAAAGTCTATTAAATTAAAGCTATTGGAGCTATTGGAACTATCGCCACTGGCTATCCACTAGCGCCAGACCTAGCTCCAACATCAAACTACTCGACCTTTGGCGCTATGTCTATAGGTGCTAACCCTAATATAGCAACAACGTATAAGGGCCCCAGCTACTAATTCCCTAGCGGACAATTATACGGTCCACTACGCCAATTCTGGCCCCCGTCCAAGTCTAGCCCCAGACTGGCTTGCGATCGGTCCACTATCAAAGGACACCGATTCTAGCCAATTCTCCAGGCCTCCCTGGCCCCCTACCAAAAACGTGGGGTAAGCCTTGGCTCCCCTGCCGCCCCTAGCTCTGCGTCCATCAGACCCCAGCTCCTGGCGATCTATGGGAACCTCCCCAAACCTACTATAGTAAGGGCGCCAGCCCCCTATGGACGTTACTAATGCTTACTATTTGAAGGACAAAAACCTCCCCCGGCACCAATATTTGGTATAGAATTCGTATCAGGAGCGAGGGGGAGGCCAGAAGGCCTAAAAAACCCCCCAGCTCTCCAGGCGGTGATCGGACCTCTGGATCGTTCTTTAACAATCTAACTCTACCACACTCGGCGCTCTACACGCCGCCACTAGCCCAGCTAGCCCTGATTATCCATAACCCCTCAGTTTTGGGGGGTTATGTGAAGTCGGTTAGACTTCGCTTCCCTTATCAACTTTCCTAGGAACTACCAAATGAATACCTCTATCGCCAATGCTCAGAATCCCGCCGTCATTTCCCAAGCCGACCTGGACGCGCTTCGCGCCACCCTGACGGTCGCCAAGGACGGTCGCTCTTTCCGTGTCCTCGACCAAGAGGGCAACATTCTCGCCACCAAGTCCAAGAAGGCCGGTGCCGAGCAGTTCGTCCAGAACTACATTCCCGAGTTCACCACCATCGGCGACACCGCCGCCATCGCCCCCACCGAAACCCAACCGGAGACCATCGAAATGACCGAAACCACCGACCTGCCCGTCATCCACGCTACGCTCGACGTCACCGACATCGTCGGCGACACGGCCCAAGCCCCCAACCCGGCCCCCACGGAGGTCGAGGTCACCAAGGAGGAGGTCCAGCTGACCCCAGAAGAGCAGGCCGAATTCGACAAGCGTCAGGCCAAGTCGGAAAAGCTGCGCGCCGCCATGGCCGTGGTGCTCGAAAAGGTCAAGGCCGGTGACTACAAGCCGGAGGAGACCCACCCGAGCTTCAAGACCAAGCGTTCGCTCCTCGTCACGCTCGAAGGCCAGGACGAGCCCAGCCAACTGCCCGCCGTCCTCCACCACCGCGCCATTTCGAGCTTTTCGGACAAGTCGATGGTCGAGGGCGTGACCCTCAACGGCAAGCCGGTCAACGCGGCCCGTACACGCGGCACCTGGGGCGGCAAGAAGACAGCTTTCCTGTGGATCGAGTCGGACGCCATCGACTTCCCCCCGTCCATGGTCGGCTCCACGGCCAAGCCGGTGGTGACCTTCCACATGCTCCTCGACAACTATGACGACTTCGACAACCTGGAAGGCGCGTGTGTCGAGCTGG